CGCTTGTCACGCCCGGGCCGGCCGGCGCCGCGCCGCGGTGGCGGCTGATCAGTTGCTCTATCGCCGCGAAGCCTTCGGGATGGAACCCGGAGTCGATCATCCGCTCCAGCCCCTGAGCCATGTCTTTCGTCAGGTTCGCGGTGGCGTACTGGCGGATCCCGTTGAACCGCTGCTGCACGGCCTCCGGCCCGCCCATCTCACGCACCGCGGTCTGCACCGTGGCCTCGGCAGCCGACTGCGACTCGGCCATGGTCTTCACCCACGCCTGCGCTACCTTCGTTACCGCCGCTTGGGACAGTCCGAGATCGCGGAATTCCGGAAGCAGGGATTGTAGCATCGGGTCTTCCGGGTCGATCTCCACGCCCTCGAGACCTTCCGGCAAAAACTCGTTAATGTCGTAGCCCGCGGTCGCCTTCGTGTCCGCGGTCACCTCCGGCGCGCCGAGAATTTCCGCGCCCTTGCCGAGCTTCGACTCGAGCCCCTGATACGCCCGGGCCTGCTCCGCAACGTTCTTGTACTTGCCCTCCTTGAACCATTCCGGCTTCTCACCGGTGCCCGGGACGCCCTCGGCCCACTGCCATGCGGCCGGTGCCTGATCGCCATGAGGCGGCGCCTGATCACCCTGGGGCGCGCCCTGTCCTTCCGGGACCTGCTGGTCGCCCGTTGCGGCGTCGTCCTGCTGTCCGCCCAGTGCCTCTCTCAGACGCATGATTCACCTTCCGCGTGTCTGATCATCGAATCGATGTGCCGGACCATGTCGGCCTGTCCGTCCATGTAGCCCAGCGTGTAGGTCTCGCGTGCCGTCGGCCCCCGCATCCCCTGCACCGTGGAGCGCCGCCAGTCGTTCAGCAGCTTGGCTCCGTCCGGGCTGTCGCGGAACACCCGCGCGCACCGGTCGGCATGCTCACGGAGCTCTGCCTCCCGCTGCGCCTGCGTCTCTGGATCAGGCTGCAGATCGTTCCAGTCGAACGGGGACTCATGCTCCGGGTGTGCCACCGCCACCCCCCTGCTGCTGCGCTGCCGCCATCATCTGCTGCATGATCTCGGCGCGGTCCTCCTTCGAGCGGATCAGGCGTGCCGGCAGCCCGATTTTTTCGCGGACGTAGTCGCTGGTCTCGTCGGGGTCCATCATCATGCCGGCCTCCTGCGGCGCCACCATGCTCATGGTCTGCGCGTAGAGGTTGACGCCCTGCAGTTCCTGCTGGTCCCGGGCCTGCGCCAGCGGCGACGTGAACTGAATCGTCACGGCCTGCCCGTCCACGGTCAGCGGGGGGATGATCCCCTCGCGCGCCATCAGGTGAATGCCCCGCTTCACGACAGCCGCGGCGAACTCGCGCTCCAGCAGCGAGAACGATGCCCCGGCCTGCTCGAGCATGTCCTGCATCCGCATCATGTTCTCGCCCAGCGTGCGTACCGGGGTCTGCGTCACCTCACCGAGCGGGTTCGCGAACAGCGCCTCCTGAATGTTCCGGCGCAGCTGCTGCAGGTCCACCTCGATGATGTTCGGCGCGCCACCCAGCGGCAGCGGGCGGATCGACGGGTTGCCGTTGTCGTTCGAGGCCACCGGGATCACCGTGCCCGGCACCATGCGGATTGTGTTCGGGTTCCAGATGCCGTCTGATACGCCGGTCCAGAGCCCCAGCACCGCGAAGGCATCGCCCCGCAGCTTGTGCTCCATCATCTTGTTCGCGGTCAGGACGTCGGCCAGCGCGAGGATCACCGGCCCCCTGCCGTACACCTCGTTCGGCGCGCGCGACCAGGGCGCGGTGATGCACGGGCTGGAGGGCCCATGATCGACGTGCAGCAGGACGTGTGCGCGGGCCGCGTCGAGCACAACCAGATGGTAGGTGCCGTCCTCGCCGGGCGTCTTCGGGGCGACGTAGACCACCCCCTCTATGATCTCAACCTCCTCGTCCGGCGATTCCTTGAGCTTGTTCTCCAGGTCCACGGAGAGCTCGAGGCCCGGCCACGTCGGCTTCAGGTTGCGTACCTGTTGTTTCATGTGGCGCCACTGCGTCTGCACGGAGCCGTTCGGGCCCTCCTCCAGATAGAGGTCTGTCAGGGAGACAGCGGCGAACCAGAGCCCACCGTCGCGCCAGTCCATGATGATCGACAGGGTGCTCACGGACAGGTCGAGGTACGCCTCGAATGCCTGCTGCGCGAAGTTGCTGTGATGCAGGTAGTGGAAGAACTTGTCGGTGATGAGCTCGACGGCCTCCTGCGGCGTGAGGTCCGCGTACTGCGGCCACTCGTTCACGTCGAGGCCAAGCTCCGCGTCCTCACCGATCTCGGGGCCAATCGACAGCTGCGCCCAGTTGGACCAGGACGGCGTCAGCGCGGCCATAACGCGGGTCGCGAACTTCGGCACGGCGTTCACCGCGGTCGAGTCGTAGATCCGCCGGCGCCGGTACTCGCCCTTCTGGCGCTCAGTGCGGAACTGCTCCTTTGCCGGCATGGTGAAGTCGTAGGCGTCCTGCCACATGGTCTCCCAGTTGCTCCGACGCGCTCGCGCCTTGCCGAACCGGTCGATCAGCGCCTGCGGCGTGCCGAGGTCTTCCTGCGGGTAGTCCATCAGCGGATCCCGGTCTCGCCACCGGTGAGCAGCTGCCGGCGACCGCCGCCGCCCATGAGCGCCACGCGCCGACGCTTCTCCTGCTCCTGCCGGCTGAGCTCGTCGCGCTGATCACGCTGCAGGTTCTTCTCCTCCGCGGACAGCTTCGGTGCCTTCGGCTTCTTCATGAGCCCATCTCCACAGTTGGTAGGGCGTGATGATCCATGGGGCACGCAGCCCGATGATGGCTTTGCAAGCTTCGACGCACGTCACCATGCCCGTCAACCACGGCACGCGGATCGTCTCGATGTCCACCATGCGCTCGATGTAGACTGATCGCGCGCCGCCGGTGATCTCCTCGATGCCCGCCTCGAGCTTGTCGAACGCCATCACCTGCCAGTATGCACGCGATGGGTTGAACACCTGCCAGATGCCCCGGTACTCCTGCACCGCCCAGCAGTGCCCGAATCCGGACTTCAGCGCCCACTGCAGCACCTGATGATCCGAGTCCTCGAACACCAAGTGCCAGCCGACAGCATGGCTTAGACTTCCAGCAGCCGATAGAGCTCTCGGCCCTGCCGCAACATCCCCGTCAGGCCCGCCGGGAACAGCGCCGCCTGAACCATGTACTCCGCCAGGAACGCCTGCTCCTTCGGCGTGATCCCGTCTGCGTTGATCCGCGACCATGCCTGATTCGCCTCCTGCACCGCTTCGCCAGGCACCCGGTGGATGGCGCGAGCCATCGCGAACGACCGAATGAACGCAACCTGCTCGGCCTTCGAGGAGCGCCGCTTCGGCTTCGTCTGCGGCCCGGGTTCGGGTTCGGTCACCAGATCGGTCACATCGTCCTGCACGGTCTCGCTCATGCCATCACGTCCCAGTCGGAAGGCACGGCTTGCACCGGGCCCGAGTAGTCCTGCATGTCCGCGCGCGCCACCGGCACCGCGAAGGTCATCGCCAGGGCGTCGCCATGGTCCGGCGAGCTCAGGCCGCGTTTTTTCATAGCCTCTTTCTTCTCGAGCAGCAGCCGCTGGTCCTTGTCGAACCCATAGCCGATGCCTATCAGGTCGGAGCGTAGATCGTCGTGGTCGTCAATGCACCCCCCGGACGACAGCCAATCGCGCATAATGGACCACATTTCGGCACGCTTGTTGGCGTACTTGCGGTTCTCCGTGGCGCTGCGGCCGGCGTTGACGTCGATGATCCGGTGCCCCAGCTGGCGCACGCGATCAACCACGCCGCCACCCACGCCGCCCCCGTCGATCATGCAGGTGGCCCGCGGATACTCGGCCAGCACCTCGGCCACACGGCCGGACAGCTGCATCGTGTCTACGCCGCGGTACACCCTCGGAGGAATGCTCCGGGCGTCACGCCCATGCCGAAAGCGGATCACCGAGTCGTCGCCCCCGAAGCGCGCCACGTCCACACCGATCACCAGCTGTGCACCGCTGTCTCGAACCACCTCGCGGCGCGTCGCTTCCTCCACGATGTCCGTGCTGATGAACTCAAAGTCGCCCTGCGCCGGCGGCAGACCCAGCACGCGGACCCGGTAGAAGTCCGACGACCGGCCCCAATCCTGCGCCCACTCCTCGTGCAGCGCGTGGTTCGTGAAGCGGGAGGTTTCAGCGTTGATCGCCCCGTGGTTCCAGCGGTTCCGGCGCTTCCCGAACATCGCCTCATAGAACCAGCCGTTCGGGCGGGTCGGGTTACCAAAAGCCAGAACGTGCGGCTCGCCATCAGTCAGACCACCCTGCGCGACCTCGTGGATCCGGTCCGGCACGCCCGACGCCTCGTCGAAGATGTAGACCGAGGAACTCCCCTCGTTGTGCTGCCCGGCGAATGCCTCGCTATTCTCGATGGCGCACGTCTGCGCGTCCATCCTCCAGGTCTCCTCGTGGCCCTTCGCCACGATCTTCATGGAGCCACGCCCGCTGTGCACCTCGAACCAGTCCCGCCAGAGACACATGCTGTGCCATTTGGCGAGCTCCGGCCACGTCTTCGTCGCCAGCTGCGGCGCGGTGGAAGCGGTCACGGTGCCGCGGACATGCGGCCGGGTCGTGGACAGGAACAGGATGGCCCAAGCCACCAGTGCAGACTTACCGATGCCGTGGCCGGACGAGCGCCCCATGAGGATGGGAGACACGGACCCGGAGCCAGTGAACCCGCGCTGCTCGATCTCCGCACCCCACTGCTCGAGGAACTCGATCTGCCACACGTCTGGCCCATCGTGAGCGGCCAGCGGCCCCTTGCCCCACGGGAAAGCGATGCGCACGAACTCCAGGGGGTCGGCGTAGCAATCGCTGGCGAGCTCGACCAGCTGAGCGCGGAGGTCGATCACTCGGACCGGTGCCCCCGGCGGGCGAGGGCTTCCTGCAGCTGCTCACTGAGGGCGCCCTGAACGTCGTGGGTCATGTCCACGGACTTCAGGTCGGGCAGGTACTTGTTCAGCACTTTCAGGTGAATATCGGCCTTCGCCTTCCACTTTCTCACCGCGACGTCGGCGTCTTTGTCGTTCTCGGACACGTTTCCGATTTCATCAGCGCATCTCAAAACTTGCAGATGATGCTGTTGGGCCTGCAGCTGGTCCCTCAGTGCCTCCTGACGGACCGCGCGATTGTGCTGCGCCCGGGTTCGGCTGTCGCCTCTGTTCGCCACCTCATCCCCCCAGCAACGGTATCCGCTCCAGGCGCTTCTCGTTGCGAGAGAGCACCCTTCGGCGGGCGATTCTGGCACATGCATCGCGGAGCATCTGGCGCCCCAGCGGGTTGTCCGGTAACACTGCCGC